CATGCTGATTATCGGTATGGGTCCCCGGAAGGCGGGGGAGGGTAAAACCTCCCCCGCTCCTTCCACCAAGGAGAAGTCGATGAAAGAAGGTATGGTTAAGCTTCCTCTGTCCATGTTCGAACTCGGTGAGGGCGAGGAAAACGCCAACCCCGAAGTCGGCGACATGGTGGAACTCGAAGGCAAGGTGGAACGGATTGACGGCGATATGGCCATCGTGAGCGTGAGCAATGCGATGTCCGAGGAGCCTGAAGCCGAATCCGAACAGCCGGAGATGTCCGAGGAAGACCGTATGATGAAGATGGCCGAGGAATCTGACAAGGAGAACTACGCCTAATGCCTGTCTACCAGTACGAAGACACCCGCAACGGATCTGTCGTCGAACTGGAGAAGACGGTGGCGGAACGGGACTCAGTCCCTCGTTACCTTAAAAGATTCAGCGTGCCACAAAGATTGACCCTGGTGGGGGTTGGCGAACCCCTCGACAATCCGCTGGGAGTCAATCAAACAAATCTTATGAAGGGGTACTACCGCCAAGAACAAAAGCTTGGCAGTAAATTCAGGAGCCGGTACACGCCAGATAACATCAAACGTGCGGCGGCTAAAAGGAGTTAATATGGCGAAAGAATTTGTACGTTCCGAACGTAAGGCCAAGGGTCGCGCTCTGCGCTTTGATGCCCAGGGCTTCACCAATGTGTTTGAGATCACAGCGTCGTCCAGCGGCGGCACGGTTGACACCGTTGCGACCGCTCCGGCTTCGCTCAACGTGACCCTCAACGGCACTTCCTACCGCATCGCGCTGCACAGCTAATGCGCCTTCTATCCAGACTTACTCTGGGTGAAGCGGGGACGACCATTGCAACCTCTGCTTCCACCAATGACGGATCTTTCGATGGCGTTACGGCTCTCTCGGCTGGAACCATCGGGCTGACCATCAGTGGCGTGACGCACACGGGACTCGCCCTAGCTGGCGGGGCAACGGTTGTTGGGGATATTTCCCAAGTAATCCTGTCGTCCGGTGGGCCTATCGCAATCTACGTCCGCAAGGACTAAATTTGTGGTTAGGGCGTTGACGCTCTGCCTTCTGCTTGCAGGATGCAAGCCGGAGCAGAGCGTTGACGACTTCCCAGAAACCATCTACCCTAATACCCCAACGATGCAGAGCGCAGTTGACGCAATGGAGACAAAATAATGGGCCGCCAGTGGAATACGATTATTGAGAGTTTGGGACCGCTTTCTGGCGGAACCATGTCGATTAACGCCAATCTCACCGAGATTGAGGCGTTGCTTACCACGCTTCAGGCGGATGTGGCAGATGGGATTCCGCCCATTCGTGGCACGACCAGCACTGGAACGCTGACTGCTGGCACGACCAACGGAACCCTGTTCGCCACCAACTCCACCCGCAACTATCTTCTGGTGCAATGCACAAGTGGAACAGTGTTTATTGACACCAACGGCACGGCCAGCGCAACCGACGACATCCAGCTTACCGCTGGTCAGGGCATTACTTTTGAGGGCAGTTTCGTCCCAACCGGTGCGATTGCGGCGATTACTTCTGCTGGAACTGCAAGGGTTATAGGAGTACAGGGTTAGTTTATGGGCTTCTTCGGCGGCGGCGGGAGTGCGGCGAGCAACATGGTCGGAGCGACCAGTTCAGTCGCAGGCACGGCGGGCTTGGTTCCCGCTCCGGCGGCGGGGCAGGAACATTTAATGCTAAAAGGCAATGGATCTTTTGGATGGATATATCCGCCATCTACTGACTTGGCCGCAAGCGAGTACCATGGCCCAAATGCAGCAAGTAATTTAACCGGGATAACATCAACCAGCCTTTCGGCCTCTAAGCTATACCTTACTGTTTTAATAATTTCAGGATCAAAAACATTTAACAGAATTGGATTTAGATTTGGAAGCGTTGCGGGTTGCGATGCAAGAATTGGACTCTATGAATGCGATACAACAAATTTTAGGCCATCTTCTCTTGTTGTTGCCTCAACAGCATTAAACGGATCAACAAATACAAACATTGAATATACAATTTCTCCAAGCATAAGCCTTAAGAATAAAGTTTATTTTGGCGCACTTATTCCCTCTATAAATACATCAATGAATGCAAGTGGCATCGCTCAATATGATATATTGAATTATCTTGGGGCCGCATATACAAGTGGCGTAGTTATGACCAATAATAGAATATATGTTGATTTTAGTTATGCCGCCCTTCCAAGCGATCTTTCTGGATATACAATAAAATACGAAGCTGGAAACTCCCCGATTGTTTATTTGAGAAATGTATGAGCAAGGCAATCATATTTAATCAAGACGGCTCCTCATTTATTAAAGACGACAGAAGCATTGAAGCCGCAAGGCTGGAAAACATTGTCTATGTTCGAACTGCAACAAGTGAAGCCATCACATCCGCTGGCCTAGACGAAGCCACCCAACAAAACGCCGCCCTCGGGGTCTACCCGCAAGGGCGTTGCGAGGCCATCAAGTCCTACATAGCCGCTTGTCGGAACGAATATTTGCGTTGCAAAGAACTGATCCTCGCCGCCCAGACCAACGACGAAGCCGATGCCGTCCAGTTTGTCGCCCCGCCCGTGCCGGAGGGCATCTAGTCCATGTGGAAAACCATCGCCATCTGGCTCACCAATTTGAGTTTGCGTTTCTTGATGACGCAAAAGGAGTACGCCTGTTTCAAGGAGGCGTTGAGGTTTGCCGGGGAGAACAACACGGTTGCGAGGGAAACGAAATACATCGGGAAGGTGAAGCACCTTCTATCCGTCAACCGCTCGATCAAGCGCATTGTGGAGGAGGGTCGGGATCGGGACGAGATTGTGGACGCTGTCGTGCATCTGGCCGTTGCGCTAAAGTATCTGGAGGGTAGGGGTCGTGAGTCTTGATGAGATCCATGATCTTCGCGAAAAGTTCGGCTCTATGTCCGAGCGGCTTGCCCGGATGGAAGAACGTCAAGTTACCCTGATCGGCATGGTGGAACGCTCCCTATCCAGCTTTGGCGACCTGTCCAACAGGGTGACTTCCCTAGAACACCTTAAAACCAAGATGCTCCTTGTGGCAGGCTCCATAGGTGCTATAGTCAGTGTGGTTTGGGATGCGATCCGCTCCCGGCTCACCCACGGAGGATAAATGCCCACTTTAGGTACACAGAATATCTCGACCAGCTATCCCCAGCTTCTTAAGACCCTTGGGCTTGGAGGGGTTGATGGCAATCTTCAGGTCATTACCGATGGCGACAATACCTCATCGGCCCTAAGCCTCTCAACCACCGGCGTGCAAAGCACCGGCTCTTTGGCGGTGGATGGAACCAGCCTTCTTTCCGGCATTGTCACCTTCGGAACCAGCCTAACCGCATCCACTGGAACCGCCACCATCGGGACTCTTTCAGCCAGCACTGCGACTATCTCCACCGCCTCCATCAGCACGGCAACGATCCCGCTCCAGCTTGGCTCAGTCACATTTGGCTCCAATATCACGGCATCCACAGGAATCGCCACGATTGGAACTTTGTCCGCAAGCACGGCCACGATTTCCACGGCCACCATCCCGCTCCAGCTTGGCGCGGTGACGTTTGGTTCCACCATCACCGCTTCCACCGGAACGAACACCCTCGGCACGATCAGCGTAAACACGGCTACCATCGGAACTATTACAAACACAGGCGGGATGTCCGTCACAACCACGGCTACGGTTGGAACGCTGGAGATCGGGGCTACCGGTCCTAGCATTACCAATGCTTCCTACGGAACTGCGGCTTTCTCGCTTTCCACGGTTGCCGCCCACAACGGTGCCGGAACCACCAACGGAACGGTTGCACTTACCGGGGCGCAGAATAGCGATATTGTTATTGGAACTTTAAACTCATTGGGATCTGCTACCGGATCTTCCGGCTTGATTATCGGCTTTCATTGCATAGCGAACAACGTGGTTCGCTACTCCATCACCAACCCGACCGGCACTACTGGCACGGTTCCCGCAGGAACCCTGCACATGACCGCACTGAGGTTCACGGCTTAATATGGCTATTAAATTCAATCGCTCCCAGACCTTTGCCACCAATGGCACGGTGACTGCCGCCGGGCTGCACAACCTGATTGACGGCACGGACATCTACCAGGCGTTAATCACAGACCAGACCAATCTCACTTCGGTTGGCTCCGGCGACGAGCTATTGATTGCCGATGCGGATTTGACCGCAAATGACGCCCCTCGCGCCGTTACGGTCAACGAGTTGTTCGAGGATGCGTTGACGATCAGCACCTACACCAACGCCAATATCAATAACATTTCCTACGGCACATCCACTGGCACTCGGATTGTTTCCACCAATGCCTCGATCACGACCGGCACGATTCCAAGCCTGACTGCTGGGACGACCACCTCCACGGTGGCGACTATTCCTACTTTGACAGCCGGTACCACAACTTCGACAGCAGCCAATATCACAAATGGAACCGTTCAGACACTTACGGCCAGCACGGCCAATATATCTTCTGGTTCCGCTATTTTTAGCCAAGGAACGGTTACAACCTTTAATTCTACCACTGGAACAATTTCAAACCTATCAACAACGCTCACAGGGGATTTGACCATCAGCACTGGTTCTGCAACGGTTGGAACTAGGGTGGCCGTGGTTAACACGGCGCAGGAATATACTGCTACCCACAACTTCAACGCTACCAGCCTTACGATCAGCACAGGAAGCACGATTGCGTGGGATCTGTCCGCTAATCAAGTTGCAAAGCTGGAAGTTACCACCAACTCAACCCTAAGCACCCCGACCAACCCGGTTGACGGCGCAACCTATATGCTGGTCGTCACGCAAGGCACGGCTGGAAATAACACTCTTTCCTTCAGCACGGCCTACAAATTCCCCGGCGGCTCCGCGCCTGTCCTGTCAACCGGCTCCGCTGACGTTGACGTTCTAGCCTTCGTTTCCAACGGCACCGTACTCTACGGCGTAACCAGCCAAGACTTCTCCTAACCCCTATGCCTTGGCCCGTCCATCCGACCGGCTTCTTTGGGGCTAGGGGCGACTCCGACACCTACCGCATCGAGCGGAGTTTGCGGTTTAATTCTGCTGATTCGGCGTATTTGAGTAGGACTCCTGCAAGTGCTGGGAATAGAAAAACATGGACTTGGAGCGGGTGGGTAAAGCGCAGCGGATTTGGGTCAAACCAATACTTGTTTAATGGAGCTTCTAATTCAAGCAACCAAACAAACATACAATTTTATCCTTCCTCAAGCGAAACACTTAATATATTTAGCAATTTAAGCGGAGCTACCGTATTAAACCTTGTGACAACACAGGTTTTAAGAGATCCATCTGCTTGGTATCATATTGTTGTTTCTATTGACACAACGCAGGCAACAAGCTCAAACAGGGCAAAATTATATATCAATGGATCTCAAGTCACATCTTTTTCAACTGAAACATATCCGTCACAAAATGCCGATCTAAACATCAATGATTCGGTGTCTCACTCCATTGGAGCCTATATCACTCCGTCAGTATTTTTTAATGGCTACCTCACCGAAATCAACTTCATTGACGGCCAAGCCCTAACCCCATCCAGCTTCGGCGAAACCGATGCGATTACTGGTCGCTGGAAAGCCAAGACGTTTAGCGGGACGTATGGCACAAATGGGTTTTACTTGAAGTTCGCAGACAACAGCGGAATAACCGCAACCACACTTGGCAAGGACTCCAGCCCCAACGGCAACAACTGGACTCCGAATAATTTCTCCGTCACCGCAGGCACAGGCAACGACAGCCTTGTTGATTCACCATCTAATTATGGGACGGATACTGGAGTAGGCGGTAATGTACGCGGAAACTATTGCACGCTTTCAGCTATTGATTTTGCCGCAGGATCAAGCGGATTCACGCTTACAGATGGAAATTTAAGATATTCAAAGAGTGCCGATAGCGGAAATTCAAGGATAAGGGGAACCATGTTTGTTGGATCTGGAAAGTATTATTGGGAATACAATATAGGCAGCGTTGAAGCCGCTGGACTTGTAGTTGGAATTGCTTCAGCGCAATATAAAATTGGAACTGTAAATGACACTCCATATAGAGGATACAATGCAACTGGGAACAAGGTTTCTGGGGCAACCGCAACATCATATGGTTCTTCGTATACAGCAAATGATGTAATTGGACTTGCTGCTGACATTGACGCAGGGACGCTTATTTTTTACAAAAACGGATCTTCACAAGGAACTGCATTTACAGACATTGCCGGATCTCAATGGACTGCATTTATTCAGGGTGAGGGTGTTGTTAATTGTAACTTCGGCCAACGCCCATTCGCCTACGCCGCCCCTTCCGGCCTCAAGGCTCTCTGCACCCAGAACCTAACCCAGCCGACGATCCAAAAGCCAAGCAAGTATATGGATGCCTTGGCCTACACCGGCACCGGCGCATCCAATGCCATCTCCAGCCTTGGCTTCAGCCCGGATCTGGTGTGGATTAAGAATCGCGGTACGACAACCGATCACGCGCTTTACGACATTGTGCGAGGAGCGCAGGCTCAACTTTCAAGCAATACGACAGGATCTGAAGTTACTAGTTCAAGTGGCCTTACGGCATTTGATTCTGCTGGATTCACTATTGGCACAAGCAGCTTGGTCAACACAAGCGGAACGCAATATGTCGCTTGGTCTTGGGACGCAGGTTCAGCTAACTCGACCAACACATCCGGTTCAATCACCAGCACCATTAGGACAAATCCTCAGGCTGGGTTTAGCATTGTAAGCTATACTGGAAACGGAACTGCTGGTGCAACTATTGGTCACGGACTCGGATCTTCACCAAAAATGATGGTTGTAAAATCTAGGAGCAGGGCTGGAGATAATTGGGACGTTTACCATGCTTCAATCGGTGCAACTGGAAGACTTTACCTTAATCTTACAAACGCAACCGACACATCTATTGCTCCTTGGAGTAATACCGCACCAACATCATCCGTATTTTCTGTAGGAACGGCAGGCGACACAAATGCAAATACTGTTACATACATCGCCTACTGCTTCTCCGAAATCGAAGGCTACTCAAAGTTCGGAAGCTACACCGGCAACGGGTCGGCAGACGGTCCGTTTGTGTGGTGCGGGTTTAGGCCGAGATGGGTGATGGTAAAAATGAGTAGTAGCACTGGAGATTGGTATATTTTTGACACTGCAAGAGATTCATTTAATGCGACTAAACTAGGACTTTTACCCAATAGTTCACAGGCAGACGGTACATATACTGGATGGGGTGATGTAACATCAAATGGATTTAAGATACGAAGAACTGATGCGGCTTGGAATACATCTGGAGGAACTTATATCTTCGCCGCCTTCGCCGAATCACCTTTCAAATACGCCAGAGCAAGATAGGAGACCATATGTGGATCACATCAACCAATAACATCATCCGCCAACCCCAAGGCATCCGCATCGAAGATGTCAACCATCCGGCCAGCATCTTCTGGTGCTGGAGCAAGGAACAACTTGCCCAGGTCGGAGTTAAGCCATACCACCCAGCCAGCGTACCCGCTGGCGAAAGGGTTACAGGCGCGTATACTGAGGAGGTGGATGGCGAGGTGTACGAGCGTTTCAACACCGAACCGATCCCGCAACCCGAATCCACCACCGAGGAGCCAGTAAATGACCCTGTCTGAAATAGCCCAATACGCCGGTGAGAAGGTCGGAAAGACCGACTCCGAAACGCTGACCTTCCTCCAGAAAGCCGCAAGCTTGGCTTACCGCCGGGTCTGGAACTTTGCACCTTGGCGCGAGACTGTCACCAGTTCCACCTACTCGGTCGGAACCAACCGCACCATTACACTTGGAACCAACGTGGAGACACCGCTCTCCGTATCCTATGACCAATCCGAAGTTGAACCCATCGACCTTGCCACCATCATCAGCCAAGACGCTGATCTGCTCGAAGACACCCGCACGGGTACTCCGGTGCTGTATCACTTTACTGGCAGGAATACGAGCGGAGTTGCACAGCTTGATCTGTATCCGCGATTGGAAACTGCTGGGACGATAAGCCTGCGAGTTGTGGAAAAACTGAAGTGCCTTACCCGCACCAACATCATTGTTGATTTCCCGCCGACCACGCAGGCGTTGGATGACGAGCTTCGCCTTCCGCACGTCCATCAGGTCGTTCTTTCCCTGACCCATGCGGACGCGCTCGAACGTGAACGGCAGTACGCCAAGGCTCAGTCGGTCGTTCAGACCGCCAATGCCGACCTTGCGGCGATGGCTAACTACGAACTGAGCCAGGTTGGTGGGATCAAGCAGATCACGCCGTCCAGCTTGGGCGACCTAACCACCGAAGAAATCACCGCCTCCTAATGCCATACTACTCGGACAACCTCGACGACCTTCTGGCGTTTGACGGCATCCGCAGTTTTGCGGGTGGTCAGGCCAGCGGTCTGCAATCAGACCTGCTTGCTGCCAATCAGGTGCAGGAGATGTACAACATGACCCTGTCTCCCAAGGGGAGTCTTGAGACTCGCTTGGGTGCAGATGCATTTTGCTCCACGGCCACAAGCGCGCTTGGATCAATTGGAGGCTTTCGCTTTTTTGACACGGCGCAGTACGAACAGGTTGTCACGGTAACACAGGGCAGGCTTTACACGATTGACTCCAACGGCAACGCTGACCTCCACCCGGCGGACGAAACTTGGAGTCAGGTCAACCGCACTTTCGGAAGCGAGGTGCAATTCTGGGCGGACGGATTTTCGGAAGACATCGACGTTAAGATTTCAATGGCGCAGTTCAACGACAAGATGTACATGGCCGATGCCAACGGAGACCTTTTTTATTGGGATGGTCAGATTGCCCAAAGGCAGGGTGGCAAAGTAAGGGCGATTACGGTCACGACCGGTGGGTCGAACTACACCAGTGCGACCGCCATTGTGACCGGGCCAAGCTGGGGCGGATCTTTGCCCACGCTGACAACCACGGTGGCCGGAGGAGCCGTTACCGGCGTGGTTGTGGTTGACGGCGGATCTGGGTACTCGGCCACACCCACGGTGACAATCATTGGCGATGGCTCTGGGGCAACGGCAACGGCAACTGTTAGTCCGCCTCCTCAAAACTTGCGTCTGCTTATTAACACCGGCAACCGCCTGTTTGCGGTAGGCTCCGGCACTGGGCGCAATACGCTTTACGCATCCGACATTCTGGATGCCTCCATTTGGGATGCGTCAAACTCAATTATTGTAAATGCCGACGATGGCGATGAAATCACGGCCATTGTCCAGTACTACCAGAATCGAATCATTGTTTTCAAGAAACGCCGAATCTTTCAGGTTACAATCCCGCCGGATGCCACATCCGGGGCGGATTGGACGGTTGAGCTTATCTCAAACAACGTTGGATGCGTTGCCGAACAGACAGCCGTACAGGTCAGTTCCGACATCTTTTTCCTTGCCGATGATGGCGTGCGGTCGCTGGTTCGGTCGGCTGCCGACGACTTTACTTCGGTTGGTTTGCCAATTTCAGAGGTGGTCAAGGATGTAATTCAGTCCATCAACACGGCAGAGATCGGGATCGCTTCTGCCTTGTTTTACGACAACCGCTACTTCCTGGCCATTCCAACCGAGGCCAACGATTACAACGACACGCTCTTGGTGTATAACACCGTTCTTGGGGCGTTTGAGGGAACTTGGTCTCCGCAAGTCATGCAGTTTACTTTAAGCAACTTTGACGGCGAAGGCGTGCGTGCTTTAGGCAAGGCAACCAACGGCGTGATCTTGAGATACAACGGACACAAGAATCCTTCTCAGGTAACATCCGCAGATTATCAAGACGCTGGCGTTGACTACCAATCCTACGTCCGAACAAAGGACTTTGACTTTGGCGATCCCTTTGCCGAAAAGCACGGCAGCCATTTTGAGGTGGTGTTTGACGACTCATTTTCAACCGACACGACCATTTCCATCCAGCGGGATATTGACGTTGGCGATATTGACGTTCAGCCCAATCTTAACCCATCCAGCGCGGCTCTTACACTTCCATTTACCCTGCCAGCGCAGTTGCCTTCCTCGGTCAAGAAAAGGATTGCCAGCGACCTACGAGCGTACCAGAAATGGCGTTTGTTGAATATCAAGATCACCAGTGCGGCCAACAAGCTCGCCATTCGCCAGATTACGGCTGCGGCTAATCCAGACACCATTGAGGTGCAGAAGAACATATCGTGACGGCGGTAGAGTTTATCGAGGCTTCCGGCGTGCCGGAATCAACCTGGCCAACCTTTAGGGAATGGTTTAACTGGCACTCCGAGCGTGGCCTGGTTGGGGTAGCCAAGGATGGCGATGAGGTGGCCGGGGTAGCCATTGCCAGGTGCATTAAGGGCATGGAAGCCCCTGAGCCTTATGAACATGACGAAGCTGGAGAGAGTGTGTTCGTGGACTTGACCGTGACCTCGATTGATGGTAAAAGTAACGCCTTGAGTCGCAAGGCTCTAAAGTGCCTGCTGAGTATCCTTTGGGATAGATTCGGTCCGCGCAGGAGGATCACCTTCAAGCGTAACGGCACATATAAGGAGTATGACTACTACAATTTTATGCGAAAGGCACTAAACTAATGGGCGGCGGACCATCCATCCCAGCACCCCCTCCTCCTCCCGACCCCCTAAAGGCGGCGCAGGCCAATTCCCTTTTCTACCGATCCTCGCTGGAAACCTACGTTGAGAAGGCTCCAGACATTGCGGCTTTGGAAAACGCCCTTCGGATCAAGTATATGCCCGAACAGCGTCAGTTGGAACGCCAGCTTTCCGCAGCCGACCAGCTTGCCCAGGTTCAGACCGGCCTCCAGCTTGAGAGGCAGTACGGACCGCAACGCACGATGGAAACGCTTCGTCGGCAGTACGAGTATAGCCCGGAAGCCTTTGCATTGAATCGTGGGTTGGGAAGTCAGCTTACCCGCCAGTTCGAGCGCACCTATGGCGTTAGCCCGTTTGCAAGTGTGGAGCCAATGGTTGCCTACGGCGGCGGCGTGGCTCCGGTCAATTACACCGGAGGCATTGCCCCGCAGATCGGTGCGCCTGCCTATACCACCGAGATTGGCGATGTGTTGGCGCGTAACGTAGAAGCCCAGAAGAAGACGACAGCAAAATTTAGGGCTGGGAAGATTTAGTATGTCACGCGCTAACGCATACAGAACAAGGGGATACAATGTAAGAGCAGGATATAAGATAGATGAAGACGGTCAAATTGTAGAGGCTCCATGGAGTAATTTTTATATTTTGAGAAGAGATGGTGCTGCTCAACAGGCAGAAAAAGCATCAAAAGATTATTCAGAATATCCATACACAAGCCTCATACAAGCACAAAACGCGCAAGCCAAACAACAGCAAGAAAAAATTAAAAATGCCGAGGAAGAGACAAGAAAATTAAAAGATAAGTACGAATCAGAGCTTTCTAAAGAACGTCAATATTCCGCGCTTGCAGACCAGATCGCTGGTCTTACTGGAGGTGTTCGTCGCGGTGGTGGAGGAGCAGATTTGAACCAAGCAATCAACCAATTGGGTGCTGGAAGGAACTATGGAGCATCCGATCTTTCATCCCGACTAAACTTTCAGGTCTCCGACCAGCAGATCGTTGACGATTACAACGCAACCCGTCTTGGCCGACTTAACCGAATTGTTGAAGATGGAAACTCCCAGATTGCCGGTATTCAATCCAGACTTGATGCGGCTAATCAGCTTTTTGAAGGGTTACCGACAGGAGACCCAAGACGCACTTCGGCAAAAGTTTCTATTGAGCAGTTAAAATCAGACCTTGCCAGCGTTCAGGGCGCAGTCACCAAGGCCGGACAGCAGATCACAGATTTTAAGCCAATTACTCCGACCGATGCGGAAGGACTTAAAGAGATCACGGCGTTCCGCGAGTTTATCAAGTTGCCGGAGGAACGTGCCGGAGATCAGCTAAAGCAAATTGACCCAGAGGCATACAAGACAGCAGTCGGTCTTGGGCAACGCTATCGTCAGCTTGCGACCGAGGAGTTGCCTGCAACAACGACTCCGCAGACGGAGCAACTTCGCAACACCATCGAACAGGAAGCACTTAACCAGCTTCGCCTTGGCTCGACCTTGGGAGCCGAGGAAAGGCGTGGATATGAGCAGGCCGTGCGTGCCGCCCAGACCGCCCGTGGCAACATCTTCGGCCTTGGACCGGCAGTGCAGGAAGCGGCGCAGATCGGTGCCGCCGGGGAACAACGCAAGCTTGCGCGTTACGGGGCGGCGCAGCAGTTCCTGGCTTCCGGAGAAACGACCGGTGGCGCAGCCGCTCGTGACCTTGCGCTTCGCGAGGGCTTGACCCAGCAACGCCTGGGCGCGGCTTCCGGCTTTCTGGCTGGTGGACCTTCGCTTGCCAACTTGGCCCAGCAACGGCTCGGCCAACAGAACCTTGCGGCGCAACAGTACATTCAGGCCAATCAACCCCTGCCTGGGCAGTTCCAGACTCAGGGTATGCCGCAGCAGTTTTATCAAGCTGCAAATCCAGAAATTCCAGTACAGCTTGCTGGCAATGCAGCCAACATCTACGGAACAATGTCTGACTATCAGGCCCAAACCTACGGAGCCTATACTCGTGCTGTCGCATCCCAGCCGACCGGCGCACAGCAATTTGGCTCGATTCTTAGCGGAATTAGCGGACTTATTCCGAGTTTCAGCTTCAGCAAGTAAGGAGAGTTTATGCCGTTTCAATTCAATATCGAGGGACCGGAAACCAAAAGAGCGCGGGAAATGACCCAATCATTACAGGAGGAGCAACTTCGTCGATACCAAGAAGACAGAATGGCAAGGGAGTATGAGGCATCAAGACAAGTGATGCCTTATGAAAATTTCAAGATTGATGTTGGCGGTGAAATGATTGATTTTCGAGCTTTAAGTCCAGAGCAAAAACAGGCATGGAAACAACAGCAGGAAGCCAACTGGATGATGGATCAAAATTTGAAGATGGAAAAATACAAGACCCAGATGGCTAAAGCTGAAGTTGAAATGGAAAAACTAAATGCCGAAAGAGCGAAAATAGGATCTGAAATAAATAAAGGAAATGTAAGACCTGGACTAGATATTCTTCCAATCACAAAACCTTATACAGAGCAAATGTCTGAAATTGACGCAAGGATTAAGGAGCAGCAGGAAAAATATATGCGTGCCGGTTTTGGAGCGCAATCCATGACATCAGAAACAATGCCATCTTCTTACGGTGTTCCGCCTGTCACAAAACCACAACCAGCACAGCCAGCCCAACAGGCACAACAGCCGCAAGCCCAGCAGGCACCAGCGCAACAAGCAGAAATCCCATCCTATGCCGACGAGGCCGCAGCCAAATCCGCAGGCGCAAAGGTTGGGGACATTATCATCCTTCAAAACGTTAAAAAAGCAGATGGCACGGTTGGTCCGGCAAAAGTAAGACTGACCCGTTAATTTATGGGCTACGAAGTCCTAGAGGACGAAAAGCCCGGATACGAAGTCCTGCCAGAAGAGCAGGCCGGATACGAGGTTGTTGAGGAAATTACGACTCCCAAGCAAGCCGAGAAACCATCCGTTCAGGCAGAGCCAACCGAGCCGGTAAATCCATCTCTTATCGGAGCATCGTTAAGATCGGTTGGAGAGCAGGTTATTCCTGGAGCCTCTGCCGTAGCTGGAACTCTTTTGGGTGCTGCTGCTGGTGCGCCAGGCGGCCCTGTTGGTATAGCTGCTGGTGCATTGGCTGGCGGTACGCTTGGATATAAAATAGGCGAAACAGGCCAGCAAGGTTTGGCTAGGCTTTTGGCCGGAGAGCAGGGATATGAGGATTACCAAAGGCTTCGCGAGGCCGATAAATCCAGATACCCAATAGCCACAACTTCGCTTGAAATTGCGACACCAATTGCAATTGGTGCCGGTGCAGCAAGACCTACGCTTGCTATTGATAGATTCCAGCAAGCTTTTAAACCGCAGATTGCGCCTGTTGCGCGAGCGGCGGAAGAGGCTGCCGCTGGTCAGCCAATTAGGCCTGGAACAGTTGGTGAGGCAGGATTCGAAAGTGGAGTTAAGGCACCTGAATTTAAAATGCCAGAGCCTCCCAAGGGTTATGCAATAGCCAAAACTGCGCTTCGTGAGCTTAAATCAGAGAAAGTTCCAACTGCCGTTAAGGCCGAGATTGCAACCCAGCCGGATACGGTAAGGAAAATTTACGGAGTCGCGGCAAAGCGTGCAGAGCTTGAGGATCTTCCAACAGATGAATTGTCAAGAGTTGCCAGAGAAAGCACAGACCCGATTGAATCACAGGGAGCAAGAGCATTGCTGTACGCAAGGAACATTGACAATGATCCCGCAAGTGCGGCTGCGAATTTAAACGAGTTTGTTAAAATGAACTCGCAATTTGGACTTGGCTTAAGAAATATACAGGAATACATAAATACTCCGGCTGGATATGTTTCAACAATAAAGCAACAGGCTGAATCAGTTGGCAGAAAAATTCCAGCACAAGTTGAGCAACGACTGACCGATTTGTTTACAAAAAGCAAACAATCAAAAGATGCTCTTAAAACCGCAATAAACAATTATAGAAATACCCTAACAGACGATTCAGCAAGGCTTGCAGAAGAAGCGCAAAAAAATGCACAGCGCGATGCGGTAGAGCTTCAGCGATACTCAAGAAATGTAATACCAAAAAGATTTTTAACGGAAACTTTTCCGCAGGCCATTCAGCTTACATTGCTGACACCACTATCTTTAACAAAGAATATATTCTTTAACGTAAATAGGGCAGTTGCCCAAACAGGTGTAAGGGCGATTGCGAATGTGGGTGATTCAGTTATTTCATTTTTATCAAAACAACCAAAGACAATTGCACAGTCGCCAACAACCGCACAGGCTGCAATTGGTGGCGCAATATCTGGATTTAAGGAAGCTGGAAGAACATTTTTTAAGACAGGCATACCTGAAAAAGCTGCGCTTGCCGGTGAGGGTGTAAAGGGTACAGATGTATTTAGATCCCTTGCACAAGCCATAACAGGAAAAGACCTTGTTGTAAATGAAAAAGGAAAGGTTGCGGTCGCAGACAGAATCAGAAAGTTTGCTGAGGGCGTGATCGGTTCGTATACGGAGCCTATGGGCAGGGGTCTTGCTGTCGGAGATTTGCCATTTAGAAGGGCGGCAGAGGCAAGGCTAGTTGCGGAAAGGGCATTGATAAAAGGAGCCAGCAGGGAAGAGGCATTGGCAGCAGCAAGGTTTCCAAAAAAATCTGAATTGAGCGCGATTGAGAATGAGGCAGCCAGGGCAACCTTTCAGCAAAACACAAAGCTTACAAGCGCAATTCAAAGAGTGGCCGATGTTATTGCAAGCATACCTGCGGTTGGCCCACTACTTTTAAGGTCAAATATTCCATACATTAAAACTCCGGTTAACGTGGTTAGCGATGTTGTGGATATCGCAGTTCCTCCGATTGCTTTCGTAAAGTCTATATACTACGCAAATAAAGGAGACCGAAGGCAGGCATTGGATATGGCTGCCAGGGGTATTGTTGGCTCGGTAATGGGCATGGCCGCATCTGCACTTTATAGGGCTGGCCTTATTACTGGATCTGCTGGTAAAAGCGAAAAACAGCGAGGTATAGAGTATGAAGTTCAGCCTCCAAATACATTAAACAAATCTGGCCTAGAAAGACTTTTACGCGGTGAAGATCCGTCCATACAACCTGGTGATGAAATAAAAAGTTTTGAAAATTTTGGATATCTTGGAACTGTTTTTAATGTGTATGCAAACGTTCTTTCAAAAGAGGGAAGTTCTGGAATCATTGAGGACGCTGCCAATGTGGCATTTCTTGGCATACCAAACGTTGCAAGCTACACATTAAACCAAACATTTCTTAAAAGCACAAACACGCTGCTCAACGCAATCAACAGAGAGCAGTATGATGGATATCTTCAGTCGCTATATGGATCGGTTTCTTCAGTAGCATTTCCTGGCACATTGCAGGCAATCAATCGTGCAACAAGAGAGTATATGGTTGACATAAAGTCAGATGACAAACTTCAAGGATTCCAGAATGTATTAAAATCAAAAATGCCTGAATTTGCCGCCAATGCACTTAATCTGGAAAAACTACCACTAACAAGAAATATGTGGGGCGAGCCTGTAAAGCAGACACCGGAGGGTGAAAATCCGTTTTTCTATAATTTCTTTGATGTAACAAGAAGCAGATCGGTTAAGTCGGATGAATCAAACTTGTTTCTTTATAAACTATGGAAAGACACAAAAAATCCTGACGTATTGCCATCAGTTCCTGGTAGAAACATCACAATTAAGGGTACGACTTATAGGCTTACAGAAGAACAATATGCCAATTTTCAAGAAGAAGTTGGTCGAAGAAGGAAAGCTCTTGTGGACAGGGATGTTGAAAGCCCAACCTTCATAGTGGCAGAGCCAGAGTTTCAGATTAAAAGACTAAAGAGCAGTTATGAAAAAGGACTTGAGGACGGAAGAAAACAATTCATAAAATTAAATAGAGAAGATCTTGTTCCAATGGAGAAATAAAATGCAAAGATACGAAAAGAAGATGGCGGAAATGTTTAAGAAGGTAGAACCAGCCGCTCGCCCCACGCAAGGGCAGGCCGGATTGCAGCAAGTTGCGCCGATCAAGACAGAGACTCCGGTCCAGCCCGAACAAGGATACGAGATGCCAAGCGTTGGTTATGAAATTATTTCCGACGAGCCTCAGAAGCCTGCGGAAGACCCGCTTGTTTCAGCGGCGATGCAGACAGTTGATTGGGAGGCCAGAAGGGATAAGCGCGGAAATCTGTCAATTTACGCCTTGCCCAGCGGTGATCTTGGCGGAAACTACGAAGTGGCTGGTATCAATGACCGATATCATCCCCAGGCATTTAAAAAAATATCTTCACTACCGGCAGAGCAACGCGAAAAGGCGGCTGCCGAATATATTAGGCAATACACATCTCCATTTGTAAATCAATTGCCTGAACAGATTCGACCATTCGCCCAAGACCTTGCATTCAACCGTGGTGCCGGTGGTGCAACCAAATACATCCAACAGGGTCTTAACAGTCTTGGACAAAAAGTATCAATAGATGGAAGGCTTGGACCTCAAACATTGCAAGCAATACAGGGTGTTGACCCAAAGGCCCTGATGAAAGCAGCAAGCCAGGCCCAATTACAAGATGAGTATGCTAGAGCCAGATCAAACCCGGAAAGAAGGAAATTTCTTCAGGGTCTTGAGAATAGGATCAACAACCGGCTATCGCTATTCGGAGCCGTCTGATTCGTAAATATAGGTCTGCCCATTATTGCCAGCAAAATAGTTCCCAACCCTTGTTCTTAAGGTTGCATCATTGCTGTAAGAAAAGTCTCCGTCAATCACGGTTAGCTTTCCATTCCCATAATACATATTTCCACAAGACCCATACAAGCCACGCGGAGTTATGAATAAAGGACCATTTTGCACAACTAGCCCATTGCGTGTAATGGCAACCCCACGCCCACCGCTGAACACGGCATTGCCGGACGGGTATGTAGTTCCCACGAATTCGTCCAAATCCTCACCCATCACCGGTGCCACCAGCACCGCCATTAGGAATAGTATTGCTTTCATGCGTAAAAACTCCAGCATCTGCGCCGTCTAGTCAAGCATGAAATTATCCGCCAGACAAATAGGTGCAGTAGGCGTGGCCCGTGTGGCCGGTGCGCTTTTTCGCAACGGGTATAGCGTGCTGACCCCGATGGAGGATTTTTCCAGCTACGACCTGGTGGCCGAGCGCAACGGAAAGTTTCACCGAATCCAGATCAAGACCACCAGCAAGCCGGAACACGACAAACTTCATTATCGTTTTATGACAAGTTCCGGGCATCAGGGAAAGGTGATGTACACCAAGGCCAAGGTTGATTATATTATCTGCTGGGCGATGGATGAGGATTTATTCTGGATTCTAAAGCCGCACGAATGTCGCACCACCACCAAGAAGTTTTACCCAAATTCAGGTTCCTCATGGCGAATCATAAACGACCTCTGACCCCCAAACAGGCTTGGCGTCTGTTCGAGGATGCCATTAAAGATACTGATGATATCGAGAAGGCTGCCGAATGGATACGCAGGCACCCGCAGATTGCCAAGAAGATGACCGGTGCGGGGTTATTAGCCTGCTTTGACGAAGACATAAAAAAGTATTGACTCAATTTTGACACGCCTCCAATGTGGGGCATGGCAATCAATTCAAGACGCAAAGGCGCGGCAGGCGAGCGAGAGTTTGCATCCTACCTAAGAGAGCAGGGTTGGCAGAAAGCACGGCGCACCCAACAATACGCCGGTGATCCAGAGGGCGGTTCTGGGGATGTGGTCTGCGCGAACTTCCCATTTCATTGCGAGGTCAAGCGTTGCCAGCAGATCAAGCCGGAGCAATGGATGGCCCAGGCCAAGGGCGATGCGCCGGAAGGCAAGATCCCGGCGGTGTTCTTTCGCCGCAACGGAGAGAAGAAGTGGCTGGCCATCATTGAGGCCGACGACCTTTGCGAAATCGCCCGTCATATTGCCCCTCCTAATTTCACGGTCGATGTCGTCCAGACCGCGCCCGTGGCCACGACCGTAGCCCAAGGATTTGTAATGCCTTCCACCCCACTAAACCCAAACCAAATATAGAAAGGTAAAATAACATGAGCCTAACCATCAGTGAAACATCCAAAAATACGGAACGTCAACTACCAGAGGCGGGAGCCACGGTCGGCGTTCTATTCAGCCTTGTCGATCTCGGTACCCAGGAAGTTACCTGGGACGGAGAGACCAAGTGGACCCCTAAACTCCGCTTGGCTTTCGAGTTGCCTGAACAGGTGATCGAAGGCGAGGTGACTGAGAATGGCAAAACCACAAAGGTGACGAAACCGATGGTCGTTTCCATCGAACTCACCCGCAGCCTTGGCGAGCGTGCGACCTTGCGGAAGCACCTTGAAACTTGGCGCGGTCAGGCGTTCACCAGCAAAGAACTCGCCAGCTTCAGCCTCAAGAACCTCTTGGGCAAGGCTTGCTTGCTCACTCTGGTTCACAAGACCAGCCAGGCCGGGCGCAACTACTGCGCGATCCAAGGCATCGCCAAGTTGCCCAAGTCGATGAAGGCTCCGGCCACCACCCAAAACAGCCAGGTCTTCTACGAGATCGAGCAGGGTGAGGGAGGCCAGTTTGGCGAACTGCCGGAATGGTTGCAGGAGAAGATCCGTTCCAGCAAGGAGTTGTCCGGTGCGTCTTCGGCACCGCAGGCTAAAGCTGCCACCAGCACTGACGCAGACGGCAACCCGATGCCGTTCTAATCAGATGGCTCTTACTCTCACGCAGAAAGAGCCATCGACCGCTAAACTCGTTCAAACCGAGTCCAGCGGACATTGGTACACACAGGAAGGCGAGTCCGCCCACGTTGTCATTGGAAAGAACGGCAACGAGCGCAACACCACGGTTACGGACGCGCGCAAGATGGGTTTGCTCCCATCGGTCACAAGCGTCCTGGGCATCATGGATAAACCTCAACTCACGGCATGGAAGATCGAGCAGGCCATCATGTCCTCGCTAACGCTTCCGAAGGAGGACGGTGAAACACTCGAAGAGTACGCAAAGCGGGTCGTCAAAGACTCGAAGCAATCCACAACCAAGGCGGCGGAACACGGCACGAAAATGCACGAACAAATGGAGCATATCCTACTTGGACGTGATTGTTCCAAAGACCCGGAACTCCAGCCGTATATCAAGACGTTTAGAGAGTGGGCTGAAGACAATATCGAAAGAACCTATTGGTGCGAAAAAGCACTGGTTGGTGCTGGTTACGCTGGACGATGCGATGCCTACGTCAAGCTGAAGGGAATTGGTGACGCAATCATCGACCTTAAGAACCGCAAGGTAAATCCGAAGTACGACCCGTTCTACGATAGCGACTGCGCCCAACTTTGGGCCTATCGCATAGCCTCGGATAACCCCCAGGCTGCGTGTGTTTCGGTGGTCTTGGCTGCCAACGATCCCGAAACGTTGGTGATACACCAGTGGAGCGAGGAGGAACTGCACGAAGCCGGAATCGCCTTCAGTGCCATGCTCAAGGTCTGGGCGTGGTCAAAGAAGTACAACCCGCCGGGGATGAAACTATGACACCACCCACCATAGAAGAACTTGGTAAAGCCGCCGAGGATATAACGTGGCGCGTTATGGGCAAAGGCTCGGAGAAATCCGCCTACGGAGAATGGTTTCATGTTGACAAGCCGGTGCATGATTACCATATAGGTCGTGCTATGCGTCACTTGTCCACGGCCATGTTGCAGTTGCAGAAGTCAACGCCTTGCCCGGACAACAACGGCGAAACGGCTGCGGATCACCTCGAAAGGGCTTTGGTCCGCGCCTTGTTTGCCTGGGCGCAAATCAAAAAGGAAGTACCACGACTATGAGGAAAATAGAGGATATCAAAGTAACATTCATCTGGGGAGGCCGCGAAGTCACGGCATGGGGCGACTGCGATTACAAGACGCACCGCATTGACATCGGGCCGCAGGGTTACCGAGAACACGTCATGGCGGACGTGCCTTACGATATGTCAATCTCTCGCATCACGGTTTGCCACGGTGACGCAGACATCGCCAACCCCGAGCCGGAACTGCTGGAATTTGCCGAGCAGCTTCTCATGGAGGAAGCCGACGAACAACTTTGCGAGGTGGCATGAAGAAAGTTGTAGTCACGCAGGCTTTTGGGGATGATTGGCTTGAGGTTCTCAAGCTGACCAAGCCGCGCATGGAGGAGTATTGCCGTAGGCACGAGCAGGACTTTATCTCCATCGAGAAGCCGCTGGCGCATCCGGTTCAGTACAGCAAGCTTATCATCCCGCACCTGATGACGACCAAGGGGTACGATGTCGTTACCTTCCTTGACGCTGATGTGTTGGTCGCGCTGGACTGCCCTGACATCTCCAAGGATGTAGAGAAGTTCTGCGCCTTTGACGAAGGTGCCTACCTTGACCGCAAGCCGGGAATGACGGCACTGGCCAAGGCTTTTGGTTACAAGATCGAGCCAAGGTTCTACGTCAACACGGGTGTCTTTGTGGTTACGAAAAGCTTTGCCGGAATCTTCGCACAGCCGCCCATAGGATTGTTCCCCAATCACTTTGCCGAACAGACCTGGATGAACATCATGGCGCACCTGTGCGATCTGGATCTTCAGGAGCTTGACCCGTCCTTTAACTGCATGACCAGCGTCGAGGAACACTTCGGGCTGAACCGATATATGGATGCCCAGATGATCCACTACGCCGGACAATCCAACGACATGGCCAAGCTTCGCGGCCAGATTGAGGCTGACATCAAGAAGCTGGAAGAGGAGATCCGATGACCTCGGTCAAGGTGATCCCGCATGGAGACAAGTGGCGGGTGGTGACGGAGTCTATGGAGAACCCGGTTGGTCCGCGCCTGTGGGGTGCCGAGCCTCCCAACGGGTTGCCGACAGCCGACGATGTGTTCGACGACAAGCAGAACGCTCTGGATGCGGCGCGGCTATGGAACGCTTATTCGGCCTGGGCCGAGGATCGTTCTGGAAAGAGGAAGAAATGGTCAAAGCTGAAGCGAACCGCCTGACCCACGAGGAGCGGGTCAAGCTGCTCGCCAGCGAGATTGCCATCCGGGCGATCTACGACCTGCGCCTATTGCAACGCCGCAAGGTATTGGTCGGGGACGAACTGACACCGGCGAACAAGCGTCCGGGCCTGAAAGACTGTTGCTGCTACCGCGAGGAGGACAACATAAAAAACCTGCTTGACGATTTCAAGAACGGCACCGTACTCTTTTGGTGCAGGATGGGCGGGGCGAACATCGACCAATCCACCCTGAACAAAATGCTTAAGAGGAGGAAAGATGACGGACTATCTGAAGTTCTTTAGCGAGGTGAGCGCACGCGTCATCTTGTTCGCCCTGCTTGCGGGCGCAGGGATGATGTTGCTGGTGTTCGCCGGAAGCTTCATGGCATGGCTGATTGCAAAATCAAGAGAGGAGAAATCACAATGGATGAATTGGGACAAATAAAGTTTCTCGGCGAGCGCGAGGTAAAAATGATCGAAATGAAATTCGACATGGATGACATTGCGTCCGACAAGCTGGCATCCATTGGATTTAACAGGATCAAGTATGATCGCGAGGAATTGGCGAGTTACGCCATCAAAAAGCTTCTGGAGGAATACGTTGAAAGGAAGAACAAATGCAAACCAAAAAAGCGTTCAAGCAAAAAATCCTCACGGCGGTAACCGTACCGCAAGTCCTGACCCGCTCGCAGTGCGAGATGATTATTCGCGATGCGGAGGTCATCGGGATGAAGCGCGCGCCGGTGTTGTCGAAGGACGGCACCCACGTTGCCAGCCGCACCCGGACCTGCTCGTCGTGCTGGATACCCAAGGCACCGCACTTCCAGTGGCTTTACAATTACCTGGCCGCAGTGGTGGATCAGGTCAACACGGAACACTATCGCTTCGACATAATGGATATGCAGCAGCTTCAGGTGCTGAGGTATCGCCCATTCCAGAAGTTCAGGTGGCACTTCGACACCTATGACGGTAGCGACCGCAAGCTGACCTGCGTTATCAACCTATCCCGCCCTCAGGAATATGTGGGCGGAGGGTTGCGCGTAGAGGCCGATTGGCATGGGGTGGAGAAGTCCACGCACCAGGGATCGGCAAACTTCTTCCCTTCATGGATCAAGCACAAGGCCAAGGCACCCCTGCTCGGAACGCGCTGGGCGTTGGTAGCATGGATCACAGGGCCGCAATGGAAGTAGGCCCGACCGAGATGCTGATGTTTGCCATCGGCATTGCCCTCATGGCGATGTGGATGGATCGCAAATGACCTTTGCCTCCAACCTACCGCGCCACCAGTACGTCATGGTGAACCGCAAGTTTATCTCACAGGGCAACGAGAGCGGATGGGAGGATGCCGTATGGTTCGGGCTGTACTCCGTGCCGCACCGGGCCTGGGGTTGCACGGTCATGCTGAAGTGCGGTGCGTTGTACCGGGGGCTACCGCTGCACGCCCTTGCCTTCCCCAACGGAACGAGCGAGCCGTGGACCCTGGGAGACGCACAGCGGTGGGATTGTTTCGGCTGGAACTTCACGACCATCGAGTACGACTATCTGCGCGAATTGGATTGCCAGGTGTGGCTGGCCGGTAGGCAGACATGGATGCGGGGAGCCTATATGTTCACCGCCGAGCCGTATGGGGATGGGTACAGCCTGGAGCCGAGCCAAACCAAGTCGCATCACTTCATTGAGCTTGCCAATGGAAGGATCGCCTGTGTTCCCGGCAACAACGTCTTATTCACGGAGGCATCGTTCACGGGTAAGAATGGAGTTGCCAAGCCGACATGGCTGAAGGTACAAACACAGGTATTCCACGCCGAGGAACAGCCGTTCGACGGCGTGGTTGGGGAGGAGACAGCATGACCATATATCAGGTGGCAAGGTTGGAGGTTGAGGCACTCAAAGAGTTTCTCGACATGGACAACTGCCACCCAGGAAACCTGATGGACTCAAGCTGCTCGCCGCTTTATTGGATTATGAACCAAATGCTGTACGACAAGTTTCACGGACACGGCTGGGAGTTGGATCTATTGGCCGGTAGATTCGTGAAAACAAAAGGAGAGTGATATGCCACTAGGCAAAGACATCGGAAAGAACATTCGTGAACTACGCGCCGACAATAAACGCAAGGGCAAGGCTCGCGGGGCTGGAGGTAAGCCGCGCTCGCAGAAGCAGATCCTGGCCATCGCGCTTCGGTCTGCCGGGGTGCCGCCCAAGGGTGGTCCTCGCCGGTTCCGTATGCGGAGTCGGTAATGTCGGAAGATCGCATGGCGTGGTTGGCCGAGATTCTGGCGCGGGTGCGCCGGAGTCTGGCCAGCCACAGGGACAAGATAAACCACGCCGAGGCACACAAGGTTCGCGAGGTCATCGCGGACGTTGACGCGGCGGCTTTAATCACAAAGGAGATAAGGAATGAACACACAGGAAGCAGTAGCGCAGGTACTAACTGACCGGGTCAGCACGACCGAGACAAACATCAAGGTGCTGGAGGCGAGGCTTGTCGCCGCAGTCCAGACCATCCAGCAACTTCGCCACGAGATCAGCATTGGTCGGATCGAGCGCACCAAGGCCAACGAATCGGATGCGGCGCGGGTCGTTGCCGGGATTCGTGACGAGCGGGAGATCGTGGTGCCGGAGGCACTGAAGATCGCCAAGCCAAAGATCAGGAAGGGAAAGATGAAAAGCGGCGGCGGAAACAGGACAAGGCAGATGGTCCTGAAACGCTGGGGGTTGTGGCGTATCCAGTACGAGCAGGGCTACACCACCAGGCAGATTGCCTCTGCATGGAAGTGCAACCGCTCTTCGATTGATTATGCCAGGGAACATCATTGGGGCGCGGAATAGTTTGACTCTAAATAGATTCACAATAGAAAGGACACCATGAAACTCTGGACCAACCAAACCAACTCAATCCACAAAGTCGATGACTCGATGCTTTTCCCGCGCAACACCTATGTGTTGCCCGACGAGCTTACCGGACCGATGTGGGAAGACTCCATACCCTGTCCGCACAAGATCAAGCCGTACTATCCTGGCCGCGCGACCGGCGGTGCCACGGCGGTGTACCGGGCCGGAGCGATTGGGGATGCAATCATCACGACTGCCTTTGTGCATTATTTGGTCAACGAGTCGGGCGGGTGCGTGGATGTGTACGCACCGGCCAGGAACCTTCCGCTTTATGCCGGGCTGGGAGCCAAGCTGTTCCCGCTTCCGCCTACGCTGGAAGCCTGGGATAGCTATGACGCGCACCTGCCGACCGACGACTTGTTCTCCGGCCAGGTTGGCAATACCAAGCTGGGTACTGGTCCGGGCAACTGCTACGACAGGATTTACACCTGGATGAATGCGGGGGACGTAGATCCAAAGTATAAACGCCCACACCTATACCTGATCGAGCCAGACCACAAGGAACTTATGGAAATGGGCAAGTGGCCAATTAAACAGGATTATTTTGCGTATCATGTAAGTTCATCCGGCCCGACCAGAACCTACCCGCCCAAGCAAGGACAGGAAGCCGTGCTGGCATTGCTCGAGGCTTTCCCGAACCACAAGGCCGTCATCATCGGGCTGGACAACTCCAACAACTTCAAGGTGGATCACCCTCGCGTGATCGACCTGTTCAACACGACCAAGCAGTTCCGCTCGCTGTTCCCGATTGTAAGTGGAGCCGACTTCGTGGTTGCGCCGGACAGCAGTGTCAACCATGTGGCCGCCGCCTTCGACACGCCTTGTGTGTCGCTATGGGGCAGCTATCACCCGGACGACCGAATGACCTACTATCCAAAGAACATTTCGGTCTTCAAGCCGGACACCTGCCCACACGCTCCGTGCCGCCCTCATGCGGGTCTACCGCAGCAGAAGTGCAAGGACGCGACAAACAAGACACCGAAGACGCAGATGTGGTGCAATGCCCTTCGCAACATCACCTCGCAGGATATTGTCGAGGCGGCGAAGAAGGCGATGGAGTTGGAGGGATAATTTAATCCGGCGCATGGTGTGCGGAGAGATTCCGCAACGGGAAGTCCTCCTAGTGTGTTCTCCCCTTGAAACAAAGCCGGATTGTTTTTATTATGAACCGATGCCCCGAATGGTACGCAAGGAGATCTTGCGGCTGGCCACGAAAGTTCGGCCATTTGAAACAAAGGGGCATTATACTTTGCATTAGACAAACTAATAGGCACACCGAACATCCTTGCGTCATGCGATCCTGATGTCATTGTGCTGGGAAATAAATGAACTTTCAAGCTAAGACATTGCCATGATGTACGACAAGCATGGCAACCGCCCGACCAAGGGCGCAAGAAGCATCGACTACGACGACACGGTGCTGATCGCCAAGTGTGGTCCGATCAAGTTTCACCATTGGGCCAGGGAAACCGCCGACCCGGACACATGGAGCGAGCCGGAGACAGACTGGCACCTGGAATGGAAAACCCACTTCCACAAGGACAACGTGGAGAAGTCAATCGAGGTGGACGGCATCAAGCACCGCATGGACGCGAGGATGTATGTAGGAGGGGTTCGTCATGCCATCGAGTTCCAGCACAGCCCGATCAGCGTTGAGGAGATCCAGCAACGCGAGGCTGGCTACGTCAACATGGTATGGATCTTTGACTGCATCGGCAAGGAAATGCCAAGCAATCATGTCGGGGATGGCATCATCAGGATATGGTGGAAGAGGCCGCGCACGTCTATCCTGTGGTGCAACCAGCCGGTGCTGCTGGACATTGGCGATGCTGGCGTTTACCAGCTCATTTCAATGCCTGAATATGAAAATGATTTTTGGTATGGACGGCATTGCCACAAGCGTGAGATGATCGAGACGCTAACGAGCGGCACGTTTTCACAATCAACGAAAGCACTGGAACAACTAATCAAGGAGGGCGCGGCATGACGCAGGAAAAGGTGATGGATCTGATGAAATTTTTGGGGGAAGACTGCGTGCTTTTGCCCATACCTACCGGCGAGAAGAGGCCGATGGATGCAGGCTGGCAGAAGACAACCCCGGCGGCGGCAAGGAAGCCGGAGCATCTGCGCCGACTTGAGGCGGGCAACATCGGGGTGTTGCTTGGCAAGGCTGGTGGCGGGCTGTGTTCGATTGACATCGACAGCGACGAGTCTGCGGAAGAGTTTGCCAAGCTGAACCCAACCCTGACCAAAACGCTCCAGACCAAGGGAGCCAGGGGCAGGAACTTCTGGGTCAGGATTGAGGGCGAGTTTCCGCCGCTGGCCAAGATCACGGATTGGGGGGAATGGAGGAGTGACGGCGGGCAGACGGTGATCTGGGGCAAGCACCCGACAGGTGGCAACTACAAGTGGATCGTGGTGGAGAAGCCGATCACGATCAAGTTCTCCGACATTGTGTGGCCGGACCATCTGGACCTGCCTTGGAAGATCAAGGTGGACAATGCCTACAACGACCTAGTCGAGGAGTTTGGCAAGCCGTGGAAGGAGGTCAGGGACAAGAAGGAGCGGGAGTTCATCGTCAGCCTTAACCAACCCTTCTGGGCGGGTAAGTACCAGCACGATCACCGGGTATTGTACGAACCGCAGGAGCAGGACTTTTACGAATACGAGGGCGAGCGCGGGATATGGCGGGTCAAGTCGGAGGATGCCATCAAGCAGGAGATCAGCCGCGACATCCTGAAGTTCAGCCGCGAGCAAAACAGGCCGGAGATTGAACACATGAGATCGGACAACTCGCTGGCCGGAATCGTGCGCCAGCTTCGCGGTATCGTGGAGCATCGGGATGCCTTCACCCTGCACCGCATCCCAGGGGTGCATTGCTCCAATCGCTTCATCAAGTTCGAGGCGGGGGCAATCGAGGAGCATGAGTTCAGCCCTGACTTCTTCTCGCGCAATCAATGCCCGGTCGAGTTCAGGGGGTTGGATCTGGTGCCGGAAAGATTTTTGAATGAACTGGCCGTGCCAGCCATCCCAGATCCAGACGATCTGCTCTTGTTCCAGAAGTATCTTGGGATGTGCCTGTTCGGGCGCAACATCATCCAGAGGTTCATGGTGCTGTACGGTCAGGCGGGTGGCGGCAAATCAACCCTGCACAACGTGGTTCACCTGCTTTCGGGCAAGGAGAACATGGCGCAGCTACGCACCCAGCACCTCGACAAGCAGTTTGAGCTTTACCGCTACCGCGCCAAGACGCTCCTGTCCGGCGTGGACGTGCCAGGGAACTTTCTGCAAATGGGCGGGGCCAAGGTCATCAAGGGGCTTACCGGAGGTGACGTGCTGGATGCGGAAGGCAAGGGGATTAACGATGGTTATCACATCGTTGGCAACTACAACATCATCATCACGGCCAACGAGAAGCTGCGGGTCAGCCTGGAGGGGGATGTCGAGGCTTGGAGACGCAGGTTGCTTTTGCTGGAGTTCAACCAGCCACCGCCCGCAAGGAAGATCGACCGCTTTGCGGAGAAGCTGGTGGAGGAGGAAGGTCCGGCCATCCTTGCTTGGGGCTTGCGGGGCTTCCTGCTACTACAGAAAGACGTGGAAGAGACGGGCGACATCCGCCTGCCCGACTCCCAGGCCAAGCGTATCCATAACCTATTGGCAGAGTCAGAGTCGGTTGACCATTTCATCCATGACCGGGTGGACAAGGTAAAAGGATCGGATGTAACAATGGAGGAGTTTGTTCAGCTATACGGCCTGTATTGCGCCGAGAAGGGCTGGAGGCCGCTGTCCGGCTCACGCATGAGTCACCTCATCAGGGACAAGATGCTGGAGCTTCGCCAGAGCAATATCTCCAACAGCGTCAGGAAGTCCAAGAAGGGCTTCAGAAACATCCATGTGCAGGGTCAGGAGGAGGAGGGCTATGCCGATGCTGGATTCTAAGAAGCTGGTTGGTAATGTCGGCGGGGCTTGGGTCAGAGGTACGCCGACCAAAACCACCTCCAAGGGCGATGAGTACCGCTGCCCAGCTTGCGCCCAGGGGGGCGGTGATGCGGGTGGTCAGCATCTTATAGTGTTCAAGGATAGGGCCACCTTTGCCTGCGCTGCTTACCCAAATGACCTAAATCATAGGAGAATTATATGGAATCTAGCCGGGGATAAGAACAAGGGTAGGCCGGAGCCTATCGTACCAAGAAAGGTGGAGCAGAAGAATACCTTCATAGGAAAGCACGTCATGGATATGGAGAAGCTGGCCAAGGAGGTGAGGGAGAGGGATGCGGATCTTGTCGCAGCAAGGAAGGAGAGGGAAGCGGAAGCCAAGCGGCTTGCTAAAGTTACTATTAAAGAAACACAACATATAGACGCTAAATGCGACAAAGAGCGGTTTGGGACGTTTGGGACGGTTATTTTGAGTTCAGCTAATATGCCCCCACCCCCTAATAAAGAAACTACTATTATAAACCATGGTGGGGGGTATGCTCCGATGACATACGAAAAGGCATCCCAAACGTCCCAAGTTAGGCCAACCATGCCCATGGGTGCTTCGCCCATGCCGGAAGGGTATTGCCGTACCTGCTGGAATAAATGGGGTAAGATGGTCAGGGAATACGAGGACATAGGCTGCGAGATTTGTGCGGCCAAAGAAGCCGTATTGGTGTAGCTCTTTTTAGATCCTCCCGCTTGTGCTAAACTGCGGGAATGAAACGCCCCGGCCTATACGCCAACATCAACGCCCGCCGTAAGGCTGGCACATCCCGCCCTAAATCCCAATCTACCATTTCACCCCGCACTTGGCGCATGATGAAGGCCAAGAAGGGCGGCTTCAGTGAAAAGCCCAAGGGTTGACCTGGCCTGGGCGTATATCGAGCTTCTCCTGACAGAGAACTCCCGCCTGCATCAGACCATAGCCAAGGTGGACCGACTCTGTGGTGACATCTTAGCCGACTGCTCCCGCGAGGTGTACGAGGCAAACATGGTCAGCCTGACAGATGACCTAGAGGACTTGGGAAAGTTCCTTGAAGTACACCAAGAAAAGATTAAACTACTGGCAGGAGCATTAAACCAATGAAACAATCCCCATGCAACAGGCCGGTGCGTACCCCTGGAGGGTCAAAGAAGTTTAAGGTTCGAGCCTGTTCGGGTGGCAAGTCCAAGACCATCCGCTTTGGCGATCCAAAGATGACCATTAAGAAGTCCATACCAGGACGGCGCAAGAGCTTTAGGGCTAGGCATCGGTGTGACAGCAACCCGCCCAGCAAGCTTACGGCTAGGTACTGGTCTTGCCGCAAGTGGTAGTCAGTTGAAAAGTAAGAAGGCTTTAAAATCGACGTATTGCCACCTAGGAGCCTCGCCACGAGGTCATGCATCTGGAATCAATAAAGTGGCTGAGGATAAAGAAGCACCCCTAAGTTTGCGTTTAAATGAGGAATCCTATCGCCAAGCTACCGTTCTTGCGGCTCCTTTAGGCAACCGAGCGTGCTGTATTTCAATAGGCTGAACTACCGTTCATATCCCTTATAGGACATAGCGTCCTTATACCGCCCTTATAGGGTCGCCACCCTACCGTTCGTTCTGCTCCCGCCACTTAGCCCAACGCTCCCGCTGAATGCGCGACACTTTTTCGTAATGCTCCCGCGATAGTTTTCTGGCCTTCTGCGGTCCCTTAACGCTCCCGCCCATTCGGCCTAGGCTGGAAAGATACTCTTTGATAATTTGTTCCTTGGTCATAATGCTCCTGGTTAATTGCTGCGCTGCCGTTTATTGGTCAAATAAAATCGCCACGCTGCCGTTTATGGGCGGATGGCGGATTAGGCGAACCGGCCAAGGGGTAGAACCTTGGCGGTGTGGGTTAACTTATCGGATCAAATGGATCATCGGTGTTTGTCACATCATAAACACAATGCAATTCAACCCCGCAATCTCCTGTTTCATAATACTTGCCGCCATTCCACTTTTCTTGAGCAAGTTTTTCAGCTTGCTTTGCGTCTTTTGCGTATAGGTCAATGACAAATGTTTCAGTTTGCTTGAACTCTATTTTATATTTTCTTTTACCTGCTTTTGCTTTCATTGTCCTCCTTCTTTCTTTCATCCCCACCGCCAGGATTGACCCGGCTGCGGTTCCGTTTGTTAGGTTGATTCTATCGAATCTCACCTTTGCTTCCCCCGATTAAGGGGGAAGACAAGGGGAGACTAGTCCGCCTTCAGTAGCTTAACCAAATAGACATATGTCTTTTCCATTTCCTCATTGCTCAAGTCTAATTCGTGGGCGACATATTCCCGATAGTCTTTATCCTCAAGCGCAATTCTCGCAACTTCTTCGATAATGATTTGTCTTTCGTTCTTTTTCATAGTGCGTTCCCTTTCTTTTGTTGTTTTTAGGTTCGACCCTATCGGGTCTCGCCTCCGTTCCCCTCCATTACGAGGGGAAACGAGGAAAGACTTATTTCCGACCGATAAACATAGCAAACGCCACCAAGATCCCGCCCAAAATCAAACCATGGGCGAAGTAAACTGCGCCGTGGATTTCTGCGATCATCGCCACACCTCCTTTCGTATGGTATAATTTTCGACTCCTCTTTCCCTTCTCCACGCTTCGGCACGCTCATACGATTCGAAGCGAAGGAGGAAGGACCCGGCTCTTGAGTAAATGCAGAAGCAGATCATTCAGCAAAAACGAAGCAATAACCTTCGTTCCTCGGCAAAGCTCCACCAATCACCGGCCTATTCCACTCCATGTTTTTGGTTTTATCTGCCAGTTTCCGTTGCAATGTGTGACAGGCCGCAAGGTGGGCCGTGTCTTGATTGTGTTCGTGAGGGTATGGGATCTGAACTGACCCCGCCTCGCAATATGCCTTGATCCTGCTTCCCCGCAGATTGGTGCAAGGAAGGTATTTTGTTTTTATGGCTTGTTTCATGTGTGCGTTTCCTTTCTTTAGTTTTTGGTTATTCTTGCCAATACATCTTGGCGAGAAAATAGGTTGTCAGGATCAGCGTAGGGGCGAGGAGGATGGATTCGATCATTTTAATTCCCCGCTAGGCATAAAAGCGAAGGCGTTCCCGCCTGTGTCAAGAAACTCGTTTTTCTTCTTGCGGACAACCATGAAGCAGTTTCCCGACTTGGTTTCGATCAAATAGATCGAAGCCGCCGTGAATCCACGATCCACGACAATGTGATCTTTTACCAAGATCGTCTTGATCGAGTTATCGGGTGAGAACATGGTATAGGTTTTCCCGACTTGTAAAAAGTCGGCCGGTTTGGGTGCGTGTGTCGTTTGCATAAATGGAGCCTAGTCCAAGCGGGTTGGTTATGTCAACAATTATTTTTGAGAATCTTTTGTGGTAGGTTATGCGGGTGGAAAACCCGCACGAAAATCTCCCCGCAAAATCAAAGAATGGGAAGGTGGCATTTACCAAGGAAATTGAGGAGAAGTGCCTTGCGGCTTGTTCCTCTGGATTCACTCTCGAAAAGTGTGCTGGCTTGGTAGGCGTTCCAGTTGGAACGATTAAAACTTGGGTGCATAGAAACCCGGCTTTCGGCAGAAAGATGGAAACCGCAAGAAAAAATCACGAGCTAAAACTTTTAAGAGACATCGAACTAGCTGGAGAGAAGTCATGGCAAGCAAAGGCATGGATGGCGGAGCGTGTTTATTCCTATGCTCAACCTTCGGCCAGGCTGCAAGTCTCTGGTGGCGTTGAACATACAGCGGGCGGATCATTCGCCGCTCTCCTTGCTGGCCTTGCATCCCGAAGGGCGGAAAAGAAAGCGCAAGTGATTGAGAGCCAGGAGGTTAAGCAGATAGAAGATGTCAAAGGTAAATACAATAGCTATTGTCCGACAAATGAATCGCAAACTATTGTAACACCAACACCTAAAAATTCTGGCAAGCCTCGACCTTTGAGGATGAGGAGACGCAAGCCAAGGCAAGAAAGCCTTAAGAAATGGCCGGTACACGACACCCCTCCCCCTACGCCCCCCGCCACCGATTCACACGCATAATACCCCCCAAATAATTGCGCCACAAAACAAAAAGAGGTTATGCCTAAGCGTATTCCCAAGTCAGCCCAAAAGGCACCTGAAGAGGTTTTAGAGCAACTGCTAAACCCTGCGTATTTCGCAGATAAGGTATTGGGCATCAATCTCTACAAATGGCAAAAGGATGTATTGTCAGATATTGAGCCAGTAGACGCTAGGGTGGCTCTACGCGCCGCCAACGGTTCCGGCAAGACTTCCACGGTAATTTCCGGCGTTTTGATATGGCACGCGCTCGTCTACAAGCGTTCTATTGCGGTCACGACCGCTGGGGTCTTCCGCCAAGTCGAGTCACAGCTTTGGCCTAGCCTTCGCTCCCACATCGCCAAGCTAGGCGGCCCCTGGGAGGTCACATCCGGCGAGATCCGCTACCTGCACCCTGATGGCAACACATCGCGCATTATAGGCTATTCTGCGACCGATCCTGGCCGTGCTGAAGGCTGGCACGCAGAGAACCACGAAACTGCGCCATTGCTTATGGTGGTGGACGAAGCCAAGACCGTTGCCGACCCTCTCTTCGAGGCCATCAGTCGGTGCCAACCAACGCGACTGCTAATCGCCTCAAGTCCTGGGGGGTCAAGCGGTGCCTTCTATCGTGCCTTTACCAAGGAGGCGGATATGTGGAAGAAGCACGCCGTGACCGCCTTCGACTGCCCTCATATCACCCAGAAGCAGATCGACGAGGTTATCCAGCGGTACGGAGAGAAGCACCCTCTGACCCGCTCCATGATCTATGGCGAGTTTGTGGACATCGGCAACGAGAGCCTGATTATTAACCTGAATCAGCTTCAGAACTGCCTTACCAGCCCACCGGACTTCAAGCCTGGCACAAAGATCGCCGGTGTAGACTTTGCGGCTGGTGGCGACTGTAACGTGCTTTGCGTGCGGGATGGGAACAAGGTTCTACCCATCACGGCATGGCGCGAAAGGGACACCATGTCTGCGGTAGGCCGTTTTATCGTAGAGTTCAAGAAGCACGGCCTGAAAGCCGAAGACATCTATGCTGACGCAAGCGGCCTGGGTATGCCCATGTGCGATGCCTTGTCGGAAGCCGGATGGGAAGTGCAGCGGGTCAACTTTGGCTCCACCGCTTACGACACCGATGCCTACACAAACCGCGCTGCCGAGATGTGGTATGGGATGGCGAAGAAGATCGAGGCGGCTGAAATCATCCTGCCCGAAGACGACGAACTGACAGCGCAACTGACCTGCCGCCGGAGCCTGGTTAATTCCAAGGGCAAGCTTGGGGTCGAGTCCAAGGATTCGATGCGAGCCAGGGGACTCGCCAGCCCTGACCGAGCCGATGCCCTTGCCCTCTGCCTTGATGGTGGTAATATCAGTTTCGACTTGACCTTCCCGGTGGAAAAGCCAACGTGGAGGTCATTGCAAGCCTTGATGGAATCGAGCGATCCCGTTATGGCTGGCTTCGACGCAGGAGGTTAATATGAATATCTGGAACTGGATCACTGCAAATTGGGCCGAGATTGTTGCCGCCCTTGGTGGCATCGTGCTTGCCGCGCGTATCATTGTGAAGCTGACCCCGACCCCCGCCGACGATTCGGCGTTGGAGAAGGTTGTCAACTTCCTCAAGACGCTCGGACTTCACATTAAATAACTTTAAGTGATCGGTGCGATTCTTAACATCATCGCGTCGATCCTTCGCCTCATTCCGGGTTGGAAAGAGAAACGCATTGACCGCGCCGAAGGCGAGTGGCGCAACAACCGTGATTCCATTGATCGGGATCTTGGCACTGTTGCTTGGTGGGTGCGCGACAACCAATCCCACGACGAACACGACCGGGGCCGTTGAGGCTCTGATGCGCGATGAGAACTACCCGGCTGTTCGCGATTCTTCTCCTGCCGTCCGCGCATGGGCAAAACGCGCTTTGCATTATATCAACGATTTTCAATTTGAACTGAACAGGGAGCGAGAGAAATGAACGCCAAAGACACACGCCGCAGCGATTACTACGTCAGGATCATCGAAGCTCTCAACCAGCGCGAGACCTGGGAGAACCGGCAACGGCTGTTTTATCAGGCCCGCTACTTCGGTGTCCGCCGGAAGGTCAAGCCCTGGCCGACCGCCGCCGATTTGCACGTTCAGTTGATCGACACGGCCATTGAGAAGCTGAAGCCTTCCTTCGTCAATTCCGCCATCGGCAACGACATCCTTTCTAGCTTTGTCCCGATGCGCCAGCAGTTGACCCCTCTGACCGTTTCCGCCGAGCGTTGGTTTGACTATCAGATGCGGGAGAAGTCCAACTTTCAGAAGGAGATCGTTTCCGTCATTGACAACATCCTTCTTTATGGCCGTGGAGTTTCCAAGGTGATCTGGAACGAGGACAAGAAGCGTATTGACTTCGAGGCGATTGATCCCTTCCATATTATCGTACCTTCGTACACCAAGGAATTCAAAGATGCCGATTTCATTGTTCACATCATCTCCACGAGCGTCGATTC